AAAATGAACATAGTACAACCTATTACATCTGAACAAGAGATACTTATTATTCCAAGAGAAAGTTTAGATTATTCTAACTTAGACTTTAAGGGTAGAGTTATAGCTGATGGTGGAACTATAAGTAATTCTTCTTGTGTTTCTACTGCACTTGCAGAGCATAATGATGTTGATATGATTATCAAGAAAGATGGACAAAATACTACTGAAACTATAAGTAACTTAGTTGTAACTGAATTAAGTAATTATTTTAAGGTATCATTTTCATCTACAATATTAGAGGAAGGTTTTGGGTATTCTATAACATTAACTAAAGGTGGTAGTTTATTCTACAGAGATAAACTTTATGTTACATCTCAAACAGACTTTACAACAAAGCATAAACAATCTCAAAATAAATATAAAGAGGTTGTAGACGATAATACTTACGTGATATAATATGAGCGATAAAAAAGAATTTAAAAATAACGTTAGATTTCTAAGTCTATCATCTTATCAGACACCAATAATCAAAGAGGAATATAATGATGATTATGTTTGCTTTGGTGAGGATAACGATTACTTTGATAGAGTTTGTGATTTATACCTAAACAGCCCTACTAATGCTACCTGTATTAATGGTATATCTGATATGATTTTTGGTAAAGGGTTAGAATCTCTAAATTCTGATGACTTTCCAGAGCAATATGTAAAAATGAAGTCTTTACTTAAGCCTGCTGAAATAAAGAAATTAGTTAAAGATTATTACTTATTAGGTCAAGGTGCTTTACAGATAACATACAACACAGGTAAAACTAAGATATTAAAGGTTTCTCATTTTCCAATGGAAACATTGAGAGCAAATAAAGCACAAGAAGGTATCATAAAAAAATGGCACTATCATCCTAATTGGAGTAACAAAAAGAAAGGAGACAAAACAAAACCAATACCTTCATTTGGGTTTGGTAGTGCTAAAGAATTAAATGAATTATATATCTTTAAACCTTATAAACCTAAATTCTATTATTATGCACCTACAGAGTATCATTCTTGCTTACAGTATGCTGAATTAGAAGGTGAAGTAAGTGAATACCATATAAGTAATATTCAGAATGGTTTAGCACCAAGTCTATTTATCAACTTTAATAATGGTGTACCAGACGACCAAACTCAACAGTTAATAGAGAATAAGATTAACGAAAAGTTTAGTGGTACTTCTAATAGTGGTAAAGCTATGATTGCTTTTAATGACGATAAGGAAAGTCAAGCTACCATAGAGCCTATACATTTACCAGATGCACACGCACAATATCAGTTCTTATCTGATGAAGCAAGAGAGAAGATAATGTTAGGTCATAAGATTGTATCACCTATATTATTAGGTATTAAAGATAATACAGGGTTTGGTAACAATGCAGAGGAATTAAGAACTGCATCTGTATTAATGGATAAAGTAGTTATAAGACCAAGACAAGATGAAATCCTTAATGGACTTAAAGAGATATTATCTTTTAATAACATTCATCAAGACTTATATTTTGTAACATTACAACCTATAGAGTTTACTGCATCTGAAAATATAGCTACAAATATACGTAGAGAAGAAGAAACAGGAGAGAAGTTATCGAGTGATAAAGAACAAGAAGACTTTTCTGATGAAGAAGGAGAAAACCTAATAGACCAATTAGAAGGCTTAGGAGAGGTTTTAAGCGACGATTGGGAGATGGTCTATAGTGAAGTATACAAAGACGAGAAAGAAGAGCTTAAAATGGCTGAAATCAAGTATAAAGATGGTAAGAGTAAAGAAGATAATGAAGTCTATAAAATTCGTTATGCTTATATGCCTGTACGCAATAGCAGTAAGAGTAGAAACTTTTGTAGGAAAATGGAAAGCTTAACAGCTAATAAAGTTGTATTTAGAAAGGAAGATATTAATATGATGTCTTTTAGAGGTGTTAATAAAGAGTTAGGACATAAAGGAAGAAACTATAGTTTACTAAAGTTCAAAGGTGGTAAAAACTGCCATCATTACTGGGAGTTACAGGTTTACAGAAAGAAGAGTGGTAAGAAGGTAGATTCAGAGGCAGCCTATGATAAAGGGTTAACTGAACCTAACAATCCTAATGAAATGCCTGTTAGACCTGTGGATATGCCTAATAGAGGTGGTATGTTAAGTAAAATAAGAAAAACATTTGGCTATGAGTAAAGCGTTATTTATATCAGTTAAAGATTTAAAAGATAAGTCTATTATTAATGGTAATGTAGATGCTGATAAGATAATACATTTTATTGAGATAGCACAAGACATTTATATACATCAGTATTTAGGTACGTCTTTATATGACAAGTTACAGGCGTTAATTATAGCAGACACCTTAGATGATGTAGGTAATGCTAATTATAAGCTATTAAGAGATAACTATATTAAACCTTGTATGATTTGGTTTACACATATAGAGTATTTACCAGAATCTTTATTTACTATAGATAATAGTGGATTAACAAGACACAGGGGAGAGAATGAAGATGCTATAGACTTTTCAGAGGTTGATAGGTTAGTAGATAAAGCAAGAGCAAGAGCAGACTTTTACACACAGAGAATGGTAGATTACCTATGTAATAACTCTAACTTGTTTCCAGAATACTTAAACAATTCAAACGAAGATTTAAGACCTAATAGAGATAATAATAATTTTTCAAGTATAGTAATCTAATGGATAAGAAGAGAGATAGAAAGAAGGTTGGAAGTTATAAAGTAAAGGACAAGAACGTTATAAACCTAAATAAGTTTTACAAGGAAAAGATTAAAGAATGGCAACAAACACAATAAATTGGGGTAAAATATATGAATCTACTTGGTGGGGTATAGGTGTTAATTCTAACACTATATCTTGGGGTAAATCTTATGAAGAGTTAGCAGGGTTTTCTGAATTAGTACAAAGGTTTGTATCAAGAGTAGAAACAGATAGTGGAGTAGTTGAAAGTGAAAATTGTGTAAATAACGTAGACTTTAAAAATAATAATTGGGATTACTATTTCAGAGTTATAGATGATAGTGGAGTAGTAGAAAGTTTAGAATGTATAAATAATATTTAATAAAAATAAAAATGTCAAAAATTCCGAGCATATGTATGATACCTTCAGGGTATAAAGCAAACAAAGTGTATAGTGTATTACCTACAAATGGTGATGCAGATTTAGCAACAACAAGAGCATCAACAGCAACAAGGGTTAATGAAATAGGTTTAATAGAAGAAGTAGCTTCTAATGTACCAAGATTAGATTATTCTGATGGTGGATGCCCTGCTCAATTATTAGAGCCTGAATCAAGAAATTTATTTACGCATTCAGAAGATTTTAGCACTTACTTAGTTTCTCCTACACAAACAACTAATTCGACTGTTGGAATTAATGGGATTTCTGTAAACTCTTATTATGGTGCAACTACTTCTTCAACAATTACTGTTTTAACAGATACATACTATACTGTAAGTATCTATGCTAAAAAAAATAATTGGGGTTTTATACAAATACGAACATCAAATTTTGATGCAGGTAGTAATGCAAGGACTTGGTTTGATTTAGAGAATGGCATTGTAGGCTCAACCGACACACCTGCTAATCACATCAATCAAACTATTAAGTCATTTGGTAACGGATGGTACAGATGTAGTATTACTTTCAAATCGGTAACAGATTTGAACGGTAATGTTACTTTCTCTGTAAATGAATCAGACACAAGTTTAATAAATGGTTCTTCATCATCTGAAGATTTATTTTTCGATGCAGCACAATTAGAAGAACAATCTTACGCAACAAGCTATATACCAACAAGTGGTGCAACTGCAACAAGAGTAGCAGAAACATTAAGTAAGACTGGCTTAAGTAATTATATTAATAGTAGTGAGGGTGTTTTTTATTTTGAGGGTAGTTTTTTATCAAATTCTGATACTTCTTTAATAGAACTTAATGACAACAGTAGTAATAATAGAGTTTCTATTTATACAGAAAGTGGTTTGTTGAACGCTAATTGCTTTAATGGAG